CTGTCTCAACTAGAAATTGACTGCTTAATATTCGGTTATAATCAGCAGGAGATAGAGACTATAAAGAGAGCCTCATATCAGGATGAAATGGCATGGATAATTAAAAATACGAGGAGAAACGCTTTCATATGCGATCTGGCTGCTTCTCTGAAGGGAAATACTCTTGTCCTGTTTAACTTCGTGGAAAAGCATGGTATACCTTTATATGATAAACTGAAGGACAAAAAGAATGATGTATACCTTATTCACGGTGGAACCGATGTAGATCAGCGAGAAGAAATTCGACATATTGTAGACAATAATAAAAACTCTACACTCGTTGCATCATATGGAACATGCTCAACGGGAATAAATATCAAAAACATTCACAACATCATTTTCACATCACCATCCAAATCTGTAATACGAGTTCTACAGTCAATAGGAAGAGGTCTAAGAAAATCGAACCAAAAGGATAAGGTAAAGGTATATGACATAGCCGATAATCTTTGCTACAAAAAATGGCGAAACCACACTATGAGGCATTTGGATGAACGAGTTAAGATATATAATAATGAGAAGTTTCGATATAATCTAATATCAATTGGGGAAAGCAATGGATAAAAAAACCAGTAAGAAGAATAAGACGGTTTACAGGTTACTAAAGTTGACGACTGGTGAGGAAATAATAACTAGAATTGTGGGTCAAGTCAGTGACAAGTATGTAATAACAGACCCTATGGCGTTTCATATTCAGCCAGTTTTCAATGGTATGAATGTGAATCAGATGACCGTTCTTAAGAAATGGTCTGAACATTCAGCAGATAGAAAAATAAAAATACCAAAGAGCATGGTGCTTCTTATCACGAAGCCTACCAAGTCTGCTGTGGAACTCTATGAATTGGAGATTGATAGGGTTTATAACAATCCGGTCGAAAAGAGAATAACAAACCTGGATGATGTTATGAAAAAGAAGTTTAATTTTCCACCCATGCCACCTGGTATGGCAGGACCAAATATGGACTCAACTCCAGAGAGTCTCTTTGATGAGTTGACTAAGATGGAAAAAAGTCATAAGGATATGAGTGATGATGATATTGAATTTATCATGATGACTCTCATGATTCCTCCTGACATTATTAAAGATCTTATAAATGATGGGTATCTAGACAATGAGGATTTGACCTCAATGCTTGAAGAATATGATAAGGGTATGAAGGATAATAAAAAAGATCCACCAGAGTATACAGGTGATGATAAGGACCACCCTGACTATGGAAACAGGTTCAGTGATTGGGATTTTGATATTAACGGTGAAGACTATAGTTAACTATAAGTATACTATTAGGCTTTAATGTTCGTTGGCACTCCCAATGATAATACCGGTTTTCAGGTTGTCAAGTAATTTTTATTTTTTTTATTTATTGCTTGTGTAAGAGAGTATGGGGACTATAATAATCGCATGAAAGAAAACAAAGACAGTGAAAAGAAGCCCCATTACATAGACAACAAACAGTTCTTTGCTGCTATGTGTGAATGGAAAGCGTTGGTAAACGAAGCCAATGATCTTGGAGAACCAAGACCACCAGTAACTTCTTACATTGGTGAATGCTTTATGAAGATAGCAGAACATCTTTCATTCAAAACTAATTTTGCAAACTACCCGTATAAGGAAGAGATGATAGGTGATGCTATTGAGAATTGCATCATGTATGCTCATAATTTTGATTCGGAAAAATCAAAGAATCCTTTCTCGTATTTTACACAGATAACTTATTATGCTTTTCTTCGAAGGATCGAAAAAGAAAAGAAGCAGTCATATATAAAATTTAAGTTGCTTGAGAGTCAAGAAGATGTCATAATACAGAAGTGGTACAGAGAAAATTACTTTGAAAAGAAAGACGAGATGAATGTTCAAGATGCTATGAAAGATGCCTTTCAAATAAACGAAAAAGAATTAAAGAAGTTCGAGCCTAAGAAAAAGAAAAAGGCTAAGAAATCTGGAAAACTAGATCAGTTTATGGACGAGAACACTGATGAAAATAGCGCTGATTAACGATACTCATTTTGGAGCGAGATCAGACTCTCAGTTATTTTTTGATTATTTTATGAAGTTCTTTGACGAGGTATTTTTCCCATACCTCAAGGAGAATGACATAAAAACTGTCATACATGCTGGTGATCTAATGGATCGCCGCAAGTTTGTTAATTTCAATATACTAAATCAAATCAGAGAAAGATTCATGACTAAACTCTCTGAAGACGGTATTGATTTTCATTGTATACTAGGTAACCATGATGTTTACTACAGAAACACAAACCGAATAAATTCTATTAGAGAATTGTTTAGTGATGATATTAATATTTACGAGGAGCCTGTAGTCAGGAACTTCGATGGTCTAGACATAGCACTAGTACCTTGGATCAATAAAGAAAATTACAGCGAGTCTGTTAACTTTATCAAAACTGCTAGTGCGCCTATTTTAGTGGGACACCTTGAGTTGGATGGTTATCAGGTCATGCGTGGAATTAATCATGTCGGTGGAATGAACCCAGATATATTTGACAGGTACGAAAAGGTATTGTCTGGTCACTTTCATTGCAGACAGGATAGAGGAAACATATATTATCTTGGAACCCAATACCAAATAACATTCTCTGACCTAGAGGAGAAGAAGGGTTTTCATGTATTAGATACAGACACTAGAGACATCCAGTTTATAGAAAACCCAAATAGAATGTTTCGTAGATTATCATATAGCGATCATGATGGTCCACTTGATATTGATTCTTTGAATTTTTCTGACATGGATAACTGCTATGTTAGGGTGGATGTACTTAATAAAAATCATCCCTATAGTTTTGACAGGTATATGGATAAGTTATATGAATGTGGAGCAGCGAAGATAACCACGGTCGAAGAATTCGATTGTACAAGCAGTGATGACGAAGATATGGTTGACTTGGCGCAGGATACCATTACAATAATAAACAATGAGATCGATACCTTGGAAGAAATACAGGACAAGGATAGAATGAAACGACTTATGAAAGATCTGTATATGGAGAGTTTATCGTTATGAATATTTTTGTACTGGATGAGAATCCAGTTGTTGCCGCAAATTATGCGTGTGACAAGCATGTGGTGAAGATGATTTTGGAATCTGCGCAGATGTTGTGTGCAGCACACCCAGATGGTGATGCACCATACAAGAGATCATTCTATAACCACCCATGTACCAAGTGGGTTCGTGCTTCTACGGAAAATTATGACTGGTTGATTAAACATGCTATGGCGTTGTGTGCAGAATACACACGACGGTATGGTAAGGTTCATAAAACTCAAAGGGTGATTGAATGGTGTGACAAGAATAGACCGGAGTTACCAATCGGTATTTTATCAAAGTGGCCGAAGTGTATGCCTGATTATTGTAAAGAGGAGTCTGTTGTGAATTCATATCGCAACTATTACAAAAATGAAAAAGCAAAATTTGCTAAGTGGAAAGATGGCAATGTACCAGCCTGGTATGATTGATGCGTTAACAAAGGCACTCCCTTTGATTTCTGGTATTCTCTATGCTATAGTTGCTGTGGGTTATGCTATGAAAAAGGAATGGGCGTGGTGTCTTGTATGGGCTTCCTACGCTCTTGCTAATGTTGGTCTTGTTCTCGCAGCGTCAGCAGGAGAAAGAGGTTGAATACTCTGAACCAAGCATATAAAATTGTTGAGTGGTGTAGGAAATATTTTTCCATTCCTGATGATGTGGAGATAACATGTAAACTTAACATCTATGACGATATGGATTGTTGGGGTTTTTGTGAAGAGGATGAGGGTAAATATAGAATCGTTGTTTCAGCAAATCAAAGTCTAAGAGATTTTGTTGCTACCATTGTTCATGAAATGGTTCATGTTATGCAATGGGAAACAGATAAATGGGACGGTGACGGCGAAGCAGAAGCAAGTCATTTGCAGTATTCTGTGACAGATAAACTTTGGTCGGAAGGTGTCTTATGATATTGTTTAAAACACTTAGTTGGAGGAACTTTCTTTCAACCGGTAATTACAAGACAACATTAGATTTGACAAGACATGAAAATACACTTGTGTCGGGTGAGAATGGTGCAGGTAAATCAACGATGCTTGATGCACTAACATTTGCCTTGTTTGGTAAATCATTTCGTGGGATCAACATCCCTCAACTTCCCAATTCAATCAACGATAAAAATTGTGAGGTGGAGATTGTATTCTCTGTTGGTAAAGATGAGTATCGTGTCTTGAGACATCTCAAGCCAAAGAAGTTTGAGATATACAAGAATGATGTATTGATACCGCAGGATTCTAAGTCGAAGGATTATCAGAGAGTGTTGGAAGAACAGATTCTCAAGATGACATATAAGTCATTTTGTCAGGTGGTGATATTGGGTTCTTCAAATTACATTCCTTTCATGCAGTTGACCGCAGCAGATCGTCGGTTAGTGGTTGAAAATCTATTAGACATAGATGTATTCTCTGTGATGAATTCATTGGTGAAATCTAAAATGAATTTGGTGAAAGAATATATTAAAGATATAGATCACAAGATAGAACTCGTAAGAAGTAAAACTGAAGATAAGAAAAAACTAATAGATGCATTGGAGAAGAAATCCAATGAGTCTGTTGACAAGCACAACAAAGAGATAGAAGAATCTCTGTCCCAGATAGAAGAACTAACCAGAGAGAGGGATGAGTTGCAGAAACTCATTCGAGAAAATTTGGAAAGTATAGAGGACAAGGATTCTATACCAAAGGAGTTGTTGAATAAGGAATCTGAACAGAAACAGTTACGCAATAAAGTAAAGGGTATTGATTCCAGTATGAAGTTTTACCACGACAATGACACATGTCCTTCGTGTAAACAGACCATCGAGGAACATCATAAGAATTGTATCTTTAAAGAAGGTCAGGATGATAAGGAAAAACATCTAAGTATTATTGAAGATTTGGACGGTGAAATAAAGTTGTTAGAGGACAGATTGAGCAAGATAAATTATGTTCTTGGTGATGTGAAGATTCTTGAGAAGAGTGTTTCTGATAAGCAAAGTAAGATCGGTGGATTGAATCAATACATCAATAAGATGAAAAGTAAACGGGACTCTCTTCTCACAGAGGGATCTGAAATATCAGATGCTAAGGATGAGTTCAATGCCTTAGTGACTGAGGGTAATGGATATGTTCAGGGAAGAAAGCAACTGATAGAAGATAAGCATTACTACAGTATAGCGACTGGTATATTGAAAGACTCTGGAATTAAGTCGAAGATAATAAAGCATTATCTTCCTGTTATGAACAAGTTGATTAATAAGTATCTTGCAGACATGGATTTCTTCTGTCAGTTTCACTTGGATGAGAATTTCAACGAGACAATACGAAGTCGCCATAGGGATGAGTTTACATACCAAAGTTTTAGTGAGGGGGAGAGGTTACGAATAGATCTGTCTCTTCTTCTAGCATGGAGAGAGATCGCTAGATTGAAGAACAGCGTCAATTGTAATCTTCTGATATTGGATGAGGTGTTTGATTCTAGTCTAGACTCTGTTGGTACAGAGGAGTTTTTAAAATTGTTGGTGACATTTGGACATCGTGCGAATATATTCGTGATTAGTCACAAGTCTGATTCTATGACAGACAAGTTTCAGAATCATATTGTGTTTGAAAAGAAGAACAACTTCAGTAGGATAAAATAATACTACTATTTTTGGAGATATATAAGATATGGCGAAGTATAAAAACAACCTGTCGTATGAGAAGTATATGAAACAAGAACTGGATATTTTAAGTTCTAATCTGGGCATTAAGGTTTATAAGCGATCAGGGGGTGATCCAGATTTAAAGATGACCTTTGATAAGGATAGGGATTATAGGGTTTTGATTACATGGAGAGGTGAACCAATTCCTAATAGTCAGTTTATAGTAGATAGACAGTTTTGGCATATGCAGAATAAGAATGACGATGATAGAACTCACATGAGAAGATGGGCAAACCCAAAAATAGATGCCATAAAGGATGCATTAGAGAGAGGAAAGAAGAAGAGGAAGAAGAAGAGAGATGGCTCACAGTAGCGAAGAAGAACTATTTAAGAAATATTTGACCGACACCGTTTCCAGTATGACGGATGACGATGTTTCTGCAAACCTTACGCCTTCCCGTAACTCTAGTAGAGCATTACCAAGAACTTCTCCGTTATCTAGGGAGGAAATTCTTACCAATGAGCAATACGCCAAGGACAGAGCAGCAGCGGCTGCTAGATCTTTTGGTAACTATTCTTCTAGTTATGATGCTAGACCCGATATTAGATTTAGCGAGGCTGGAAGAAGATTCTTTGGGACCAATATATCTAACAATTCTAGAATGGGTCCATTTTTCTATGATATGAACGCTGGTACATTTGGAATTGGTGGTGTGGAATTTGATTTTAGATCTCTGGATAGATCACGGGAAAATGTCAATGAGGCTTTGTTGATTCTTGTAACTGAACTTTTACTCTTCATAAACGACATAAAATCAAATGATAAATACAAAACTGCTATAGACGAGTATGTTTCTCAGGTAGATACCCTACCACAGAGTGCTTTACGGGACATATCTCTTCCGGTTGTCGATACTACATGGGCATATCCTGGTCCTGTTTATAGAGAAAAGAGATTACCATTTTCGTATAAGTTGAAGGACAGAAGCAGTGACATATACTGCGGTAATTGTTATAATTATGTTGGTGGTAGCAAAGTTGGGAAATGTCACAGATGGAACAATGCAGTATCAGCACACTATAAATGCACTTCGTTTAAAAATAGAACTGCTACCTTTAATGATGATACTTATAAAGGCAGGTTCCTAGCAACGGACGAGAATGGGAACCCTATAATTTATAGTGCTGGTGATGTAGTAACATTTAACAGTAGAACGTATGTTGCTACACAAACAACTTCTGCTGCCGATGGATCTCCCATACATAGTAATACTGGTTGGAAACCAATAGAGCAGAACATTTTAGACGGAGGCGAATTTTAATTCGTAAATATTATGGCTAAACAGGGTGAATTGGTTTATCGTGATGTACTTCCTTCCGGCAGTGGAACTCAGTTCTTTTTTGCTAGAATTATAGGTTGCAATCATGTTGGTGGCGCGATGGGTGGATTGAATGAAGATTCCGTCGCTGAGATTCAAGTAAAAGATAGACAAATTTATTCAACATATGCATGGGAAGAGGTAAACCCCGTCGTGGAAGGTAACTATACACGATGGGCTAAGGGGCGTAGAAGTTCCTATTCTTTTTATGAGAGAAGATATGATGATATCCCAGCCCCTAAGCAATGTCATGAAGACGAAGATGGTAACTTAGTACGAATGGACTGGTCAAAGACAGAAGATGGTGCGCCACATCCAGGTGGACCAGGCACCGCTCTACACCGGCAAATAGAAAATCTTGAATCGTTCTTTCGTGCGGAAAGTGTTATAGACGATGATGGTCTTCCACCCGATGCAAATTTTAGAGATAGATCTTATTTCAGGGACTTTATTGATGAGGGTATCGATAGAGTAAACGATTATGATTATGGGTCAGGAGGTAGCAACAATTACAAAGACCATCCCAATGTCGCTGGCTGTGATTGTTGTCCTGGCGAAGATTGTGAAGGGTTAGAATGTAAAGATATTCCCGGAAGCACAGCGGATAATACAAAGTCAATTTTTGCCGGTAGTTTGGCTATCAATGTGTCTGAATATAACCGGTATCATAACCCCGCTTCACCTGTTGGTTCTATAGTTTTGATGCAAGAGGTTGAAGTGGGGGGAGAGGGTAGCGGTGTATTCCGGTATATGTTCAACGCACCAGAGACAAGAAGTACTGTGTTGGCAAAAATTATAAGGGCGCATCCAATTGGTCCTACTTTACCGAATGTTGATGATGAAGAAGATCCAGAATTTAGAATGTGGGCATATGAATGGAGAGAGGTTGAATTTAATGTTGCACCAGATTTCACAACCACCAAGGTTGTTGCAAAACAACACCAAGACGAAGAAAATGATACTTGGACACAGACAGCCTTTAATAGAGATATGCGGACAGCGGTAACAGGTTTTGATTATCCAGTTCGGGATGGGACTGATTACAGAGTTGGTGGTAGAAGAATAAGTGAAGATCCTATCATAGAGGTTGGTGGCTTTACTGCAAATGCTGATGTTGAGCATTGGGTAAGTAGTAGATTAGGAACAGGTGAAGTAGAAGGTTTTGATTCTTACACCTTTAATCTTGTAACGGAGAAGGGGTTATTCAGAGAAACAATTATTGAAAAATTAACGAAATACAAAGAGTGGCGTGATACACCCGACGCACTGAGAGGGCAGTCTGATGGACTCGATGCTAGAGATGTAATTCCAATTCTGACAAATGAAGTAAGAGTATTAAACTCTGGAGCCTTTGGTGTTACTGGAGGTCAAGGTCGTGAATGGGATATCACTCCTGGTGCTTCTGCTGCACTTGGTATACTGCCATGGCATCCGTCTATGGATGATGATGAATATCCAGAAATTAGTGATGAAGACATACAAGCAATAGATCGGTACTTGTTATGGTGTGATATACCGAGATCGAATCCGTTGGCACTTAATACTTGTGAGTTTTATAATGTTTCAGCCGACAATGAGTATATAGATGTTGGTATGAGAGGAGCAACGGGTAATAGAAGATTAGTTCCACGATATGTTTCACCGGGTGTGGACATGTCTAGACTTCCTAGATTTATGAGAGTTCAACCTATTAGACCTGGTACTATAGTTCACATGAATTTTGCTTCCACTGGTTTTTATAGTCATCCAGATATAAAGTTCCCCGAGGACCACGAATACGCTGGCGCTCCTGTGCCATTACAGAATAGACCGAATGCAAATCCACCTATGTTTACTATGGCTAACTCTATAGATACGTTGGATGATCCATGTGCATTCAAACAGTTGCCGTTCCCATTCAAGTTAGAGAATGTCAATGAGCAATTCACGAATAGTATCCAGCCTATACAGGGAAGTTACATAGTAGATCGTAATTTGAGTCAACCGAATCCATAAAGGTTACCTTTTATGTCTGGTATCCATAATCATTATTGGTGTATTCTACCCAACATATACGAAGCCCCTCCGAAGACAGATACTCTGAATATTATATTCTCGGAGCAGGATGGATATAAAACATATAGTAATTGTGCTGGCTGTAGAAGTTATGATAAAACACCATTAGTGTTTGTCGATGGTTCCAGTGGTGCGTTCACTAAAACCACCGTTGGTGATTTTGAATTTGACGATCTTACTGACCTTCCAATAGCAGACTCAGAACATTTTTATCAGGCAGGTAACATTCCAAGAATAAATGCAGCCAAGGGCGATAAGATGGGAAGGGCTGTAAATCTTGTCGCCGGTAGAACAGGGGATGATGCAAAGACACATTATGGTGGTCCGGTAGACATTCCCCCGCCGGGTAAAAGGGCGATGTTCTATAACCCAATGAATAACTATGGAAACTTATTCAATTGGTTGTTCTATAAGTACCATGAGGATGTGTTTTGTAATTTGTCTGATGGAAGAACATTTGATAACGAGATAAAGTTGGAGAACAACGACCGTGGAAATATATCATATGGTAGAGAGAGGGTCTACCTATCAGATGTATTTACGGATGAAGAAATAAACGAATATGGGTATAGAAACGCCGTTCATAATAAGAAGCAACATACTCTGATGATTCAGATGGATCCTAGAGTCATCTGGAACGCAAATAGAATGACCTTGGATCTATCTGATAACTATGCTAGGCAGTATGGAGAATGGCCACCGAAAAGAACTTACTATGGGGGAATGGGTGGTGTTGTTGGTGGCACTAATACATTAAGTCCAATTTCATATGCTGCTGCTAACAGAAGTGATTATCAAAAGGAAGCGGGAACAAACTTTCTTCCATGCTGCTCAAGAACGGACGGTTCTTTTAGTTCTACCTGTCCATACCCAGTTCATGATTTTGGATTTAACTTTCAAGAACCTGTAGACAGATATCCCCACTTTAATGATTATATTCCAGGTAGATCATCTTTTGATGGTACTGTTACAATATCTAGATCTGGTTATTTACCAACAAAGACGCAAGAGTGGGATGATTTGGATACCGATCAAAATCAAGAATTGCGGCCACCAGAAGAGAATTATTGGTTTGATGGTATATTAGGTGATGATGGAGAGTATGTATCGGGATACGGGCCGACATGGGGCAGTAGATACTTAACAGATGTTACGCCTTGTTGTGGTCCATTTAGTTCGAAGTGGCTTTATCAAAACGACAGCACCACATCGGTTGCGCCCTGTTTAACATTGAAGGATGTCGTTGAAAGTACTATGGACGTCATTGTGCTGAGTAAACCACATGAGGGTTATCGAGATGGGTCGAAATATAAATTCGTAAGTAGTTGGAAACCGAGAGAAAGTTCTTTCTTTAAAGAGGGATTCATGTATGCCTGTCATCCCATATATGAAAATTTCTACAATATTTATACATTCGGTGGTCTTTATGATAATGGATGCTCTGATCCCGCTTTCGAATATGGTAGAATAGTTAAAGAAGTTTCTGTCAACGAAGATGATTACTACTATAATTCAACCTATGTGGATTTGTATCCTCACAAATTTAGTGGAGAGGGATCTGGAATAATTAAAGTCCCTGCTTACACCAATAGATTTTGTGACTTACCAACTAACCGAGGTTGGAATGGTTCAGAGGGTCCGGGTTCGTTATTGTGGAATTATCTGTACAATAGAATGCCCAGACCTACTGGAGACAACCTTCAGGTTCCACCAGAAGATCTTGCTGATTTTGATGATGCTGATATGTTCAGTGAAGTTTGGGATAAGAACAATTTAGTATATTATAACGGTCCTGAAAATATTGAAGATATAGAATTATGGCGTTCGATGCATTCGTCTGGATATCTTCATGGATTTACCGCAGAGGTTTATGTTACAGCGAGAACTAGGTTTAAACCAGAAGTTGATTTGTATGAGAGACATCCAGCGAACTCTGAATCGTTCAAGGAATATGAATATACCATTGGTGGCGAGCCGCCTCCCGATTGGGACTGGGGTGCTGATACTGATCCTTTTACCTCTCTCAAGGACTGGCTACCGGATGCTACTGGTTACTGCTATACTTGGGGTGATGCATTATATAATGAGTATGGTCAGAATATAAACGGTGGCGATCCTACTAACTTGACTATAGGTTCTTGTTGCTGGACTGATACAAGACCAGAGTCACTATATTATGGAAGAAAATTTTGTTTTGACCCTTGGTATATGAATCTGGGAACTCCACTCAACGAGGGGTGGTCGGGTTTCTACACACAACAAGGTTTCTTTGATCCGTATACCGCTAATAGAATATTCTTTGCCAAGGCGGTTTGTGATTGTATAGGAAAACGACCCAACGTAGATGCTAACTGGTATCCAAATACTACTTGTATGTTGAACGATGGTAGTATGGACGATGCGTTTCCTAGTTACTATGAAGACTATATGGGACTGGGTAGGGGGACTATTGTAAGTTGGTTTGGTACTGGGAATCTTGATGTCCCCGCTAATCCATATTCATACGCTAGATATGGCATCGGTGATGTAGATGAACTGGGTATAATATACCAACCGTCCCCATGCGGTGGTCAACATAAAGTTTGGCCTTGTGACCACAGAGGACCGATTTGGCATCCGAGATACCTATACAAACATTTCCCCGGTCCAACCATAATGACTTACAGTGGTTCTATATCGGGTTCCCGCTTAAGTGGATACGATTACGAGATTAACACGTTTACCCAAGGTTATGTACCAGATGGTGCAAACACTTGGCCAGACCCAAGAGTTAACGATTTCTTCACTCAGTTTGGTTCTGGTGGTACAAATTTGAGGGTTAATGGTTTGAGTCCGTTCCAGACAGATGCCGCTGTTTATTGCCTCAAGATACCGAAGGACTATGGTGTATACGAGGAAACCATGCCGGGTGTGACATTGCCTTATGTGATTGAAGTGAGTGCCGGGGATTTTCCTTGGGAGGAGTGTGCCTGGCCTTGGAGCAGACATTCGTATAGCAACTATGATTTTCCAGGTGGGTGTAATTACTATAGTGCCCTTGAAGATTTATTTGATATAGGGGGATATAGACCCAGAGGAGCAAGAACAGAAGAACAGTTAAGACATTTCCCCGACGACCCACTTCATCAAAGAAGAATGCTGGAACGTGCTGGTTACGATGGATACGCTGATACTGGAGAAAATGCTCCCAACGATAGAGAGGCTTTGCTTTCGGCTATTGATGCGAAGTGTCCAGGATATAAGGAACATTATTATGCTAACAGACCATCATTTTCCACTGGTCTAGGTGGTCCCAACTCCTGGAAGCAGGGTGTTTATGTTGATTTGGAAACGGGTTATAATGATGTTGGATATCCGAACGGCGAAGCACCACTCATCAAACCAACAGTACCCTCGATAGGTCTTGGGAATTATTCCCCTCACCCTTCTATTAATGCTGGTAGGTTAGAAGACCTTGATTATACGGCAACCCCTAAGAAAAGAATTAGATTCCAAACGTGGTCTAGGTGGAGAGAGTGGGTTCCTTGGACAAACTTCACGCCTATAATAATGAACCATCTTGAGAGATGGATCATGCCGGGAAGAACTCAGAACTTAAAGAAGGTAAGTATCTATTTACCAAAGGGTATTCATGCATTCGGTAGAAATTCTATGACATCACTTGGAGACAGTGATGTTTATTTCCCAGAAAGTATCACCAACTATACCTTCCCGTTGAGGGGAACAAATTCAGGTTGTCTTACTTGGTATGGTGACGATGCTGTCGAAAATCCCTTTGTCATCGATGCTGTTCCCGGACACCTTAGACTGGATGTTTCTGGTACAGGTTCAGATGGTGTACCAGATTTTCCTTATGGTTTCGATTTATCTGGCACTAGAAAAACCTTAAACTACCTTCTAAGAAAGATAAACCCTGAAATAGAAATTGAATGGGTGCTGTACCCCGAGAGAGTTGTTAGTCCTATATGGGGGTCAGAGTCTGGTTATGCAACTAATAGGGGGACCGCACAGACTAATTCTGGTATATTCTTGGGTGAAGTTATATACCAAACTTGTGCCTATGGTTATCATGTAGATGAATACGGTAACACTATCTGGAACGATACCACTGAAGAGTGTCTAGATTTCTTAGACCCGCATAGGATATGCACAGATGGTTATAATATCATGTACCCATACGGATTTGAATGGTCTTTAGAGAATCTTAATTATTATGATACTCCATATTGGCAAGGTTATAATAATCCAGATAGCGAATGGTATGTCCCAAGAGTGCAAAGAAGTTACGGGATAGCGTTCGTTGGTCCTGGAATACGATATTATACAAACCTATTGATGCCTTGGGGTTCAAGTGGATGGAATGTTGAGCGTGCCGAATGGATGACTGAAGAACTAAGTAATAAACTAAAAAAATATCCTTTCTTCACCAATGATGGTATTAATGATTTGTTTTCCTCTAGTATTCTTTCTCGCAAAATTTACCTAATGACGAGGGCATTGGGCGATCATGCCATGTGGAAACAACCATGTCTGAGTAGTGGTTATAGACCTCCTATGACAGTTTTGGAAGATAAACTCTATGAGTTATATCCAGATTTCTTTACAGATGTTTTTGATTTAACACCACACTTGAGGCCATTAAGAACATTTAATACAAGAAAATATTTGACAGGCTACTATGATATTATTAATCATGAAACGGAGTTGGTGGATCTTGAAGGAAAGTCTTTGGGGACTGTGAAGGAAAGATTTATCAAAGCAACTGGTCCCCCTCCTTTGGACGAAAGGTATGAGATTGACGATGAAGGCAACCCACAACTACCTACCACTCAGGACTTAGTGGACAAGGTGAAACATCCAGATTTTGGATGGGGTGTTGACGGAGACAGGGAAATTGTTAGGACTGGTGTAATGGACACCACCCCCGACGACAAAGATTGGTCCGACTTGTCCTGGCGGGACGTTCTGGAGTACTATTTTTATGGAGCATTTTATAATCCATCAGCAAACCCATCGCAAAATATAGATGCATTTCTCCAAGAATTAAAAGCATTTGGTATGGACTTAAATTCATCTGTATTCAGTAATAACTGTGGATTGAATGATGGTAACCTTGGTTGTTTCTTAACCGTTCCTGACTATCCAATATGCGATTCGTGTAATCCTACACAAGACACACATGGTGATTGTTACTTCATTGATGAAAATGGAGATGAACAAGTTGTCGAATGGCTTCAACCAGGTGATTGTAATTATAATTGGCTTTGTGAAAATCTTGGATATTGTGATACCGGTGGTCATAGTTATGTCCCATATTCAGATGATGATGACACTGGATGTTGTGAGGGAGAGTGGACCACTTTTTACGGGAATGTTCCCGTATGGAATTTTGAAGACGATGCGACACGAACAGAGATAGAACAAGGTCCAGACTTTGGACCGGGATATGATGCTGTTAATGCATATCCAAGTTTCTGGGATACTTTAAATTATTCCTGTATGTCGTTTGGTTGTGGAGTGATGCATTGGGCATCAGAGAAAAGTAATTATACATTAGATCTTAACGACCCTTGGTTTACAAAATATATGTTTGTTGTCATGGAGTTCATATGGTCAAGTAACGCTGTTCAAGGTATGGGGGGTAGTAATGGTATTGTTAGCGATGATAGTCCTTGGTTAGCCAAAAATGGTGGTTTCCTGCCATTTGATGGTGGAGACTTTTTCGATGCAATTATAAGTTCTCAGTTCTTTGCAGACGAATTCAGTGCAGGAGCGCAGATGACTTACTCGGATTCTTATTATTACTGTCAGCAAACTAGGGACCGTGCTAGTCTGGTAGCGGGTGGTTTGGCGTGTAATGCAGAAGAGATTAAACCCCCACAATTCAGTTCAACTCATTGGCATCCAGAGAGAAGAATAATAGAACTTTATGATTCAGAGACTGGTCTTTCTGATCGTATAGATCCATATATTGCGATTCCTACAGTCGCCTATCCAGAAGTATTGCAGGCGTATCGGGATAAAGGAAGGCAGTTATTGCCCGAAGCACTCATAGCAATCACTAAAAGGTCAAAAGGTGGTTATGAAGACTATGGCTTTGGTCCATTGCAAAGTGAAATTGAAGGACATCCAGAACGAAACAACATACTTGATGGACAATATGGTATTGTAAATGCTTTTGGAAGTGAGCGAGTGGATAATATCGGGTCCATATTGGACGGGATAAATTTTGATTTGGAAAGATTCGATCCAGAAAATCCCGATGGTAAAGTAACAAATATGTGCGGTCCTGTTGATGCTCCATATCCATGTATCTTGAGGTTTGTAAGACCAAATACAGATGTCTGGTGGACAGATTTACATGGACAAACGATGACGCATCAAGGTGGTAGATATGAACCATTGAAGAGTATCTCGCCCCGTGGAGTAGGAAAGCCTGTTGAAATGGTCAAGGGATTCAATGGTCATGGATCATATAATAATCATGGACACGGAAATACATTTGATTTTAGATACTCATATGATGTCAAAAGACCAGACGACAATCAAGAATATGATTGGTGGATGGATAGAGTTAAGATGGTACATCACAGCGGTAAAGAATTACCTGTTAATATAAAAGAAATAAATCAGACAGGTCAAGGAATTCAAGATTATGGAAATGGTCGAGATTAATATTTGACTATGGTAAAAGAAACGCTATACTACTAAACATAAGGAGAAAAAGATAGTTATGGCTAAAAACAATAATACTCAACCCTCTAATGAGGAGGATTATTTTGATGTTGATCCGATGAAAAGTGTCAGGAAGCAGAAAAGAAAAGCGAGAAGACACAGAACAAAAGAAACACTAAGAGATTTAGCCCAAGGGGACCAAGAAGATTACCAACTTTATAATGATTACTATGATAACTTTGAGGAGTTTTGAATATGATGACTGATACTGCTATGAAAATTTCTGAGGACACACTTTCAATCCTTAAGAATTTTTCTGCTCTGAATTCTAATATCTTAATCAAGCCTGGTAGCAAGATTAGAACAATCACCCCAGCGAAGAATGTTATGGGTGAGGCTATTGTTTCAGAGTCTTTTGAACATGAGATTGGAATTTTTGATCTTTCGAAATTTCTTGGGACCATCTCGTTATTTGCTGATCCCGAGTTTATTTTCGAAGAGAAGTTTGTTTTGATTAGGGGTCGTGGTGGCTCTGAGGTGAAGTATTACTATACAGATCCCCAGTTGCTTACACATGATGACCGAGCAATCGGTATGCCTGATCCGGTTGTTGATTTCTCAGTGAGCGACAAGCAACTATCTGAGATTCAGAAGGCATCTGCTGTTCTTCAACTTCCAAACATTTCGTTTGAGGCGAAGGACAATGAGATTCATATGGTTGCCTTTGAAAAGCCGGGACAGGACTACACTGGTTCTGCTTATGATGCTGGTTCAAACACATACACCGTTGTTCTTGGTGATAACGAAACCGGAGCAGATTACCAATATCATTTCAACATCGAGAATCTTCGTATTCTTCCGGGTAGTTATGATGTGAATCTTTCGGAGAAGGTTATCTCCAAGATGACTCACACTAGTGGTTTGAACCTTTCATACTGGATCGCATTTAGCCCAACGAGCAGGTATCATGGCTGAACAACTTTCTCTCTTTGTTGAGAAATATCGTCCCAACAAAATTTCAGAGTGTGTTCTACCAGAAGAGATTAAAGACACTTTCCAGAACATTGTAGATTCTGGGGAGTGTCCAAATCTTCTTCTAAGTGGTAGGGCTGGTGTTGGTAAAACAACAGTAGCAAAGGCACTATGTAAAGAACTTGGTGTCGATTATATAATGATTAACTGTTCGGAGGATGGTAACATTGACATGCTCCGAACTAGAATTAGAAACTTTGCAAGCACGGTATCGTTGAGTGACACTATGAAGGTTGTCATTCTTGACGAGTTTGATTATTCCAATGCACAGAGTTTCCAACCAGCACTAAGAGGTGCGATAGAAGAATTCTCTTCTACATGCAGGTTTATACTTACATGCAATTACAAGAATAGAATTATTCAACCGTTGCATTCTCGATGCACGAATATTGATTTCAATATTCCAAATGGAGAAAAGGCAAAACTTGCTGCTGGTTTTATGGAGAGAGTTATTTACATCCTCGATAACGAGGAGATTCCATACAAGAAGGAAGTGGTTGCTTCTTTCATCCAGAAACATTTCCCAGACTTTAGACGAACACTCAATGAGTTGCAGAGATATTCTTCAACTGGAATCATTGATGTTGGTATTCTATCATCCACGGGTGAGATTCCTGTTCATTCTCTGTTCAAGAGTATGAAGCAAAAGAACTTTACCGATGTTCGTAAGTGGGTCGTGATGAATTTGGATAACGCTCCACCAGAAATGTTTAGATCTTTTTATGAAGAGGTGTATAATACTCTAGAGGATAGTTCTATTCCAGAGGCTATTCTTATTCTTGCAGAGTATCAGCACAAGGCTGCTTTTGTTGCAGATCAGGAAATTAATTTTGTTGCTTGTTTAGTCGAACTTATGATGAGGTGTAATTACAAATGAGTTTTAAACCGTTAGGAAAATGGGTCGCTGTAAAGACAGTTATTGAAAGTCAAAAGACTACCGAAGCAGGTATTGTCTATAACGATTTCGCAGTCAAGCAGGGTGGCTATATCTGGTCAGATGTAGTTCTTGTTGGTTCTGCAATCGATGAGGATATTCGTCCGGGTGATCGGGTATGGTGGTCCATTAAAAATAAGAATGGTAATTCGTATGATGGTTATGATTTAGTTCATCAAGATCATATAGAATTGGTGGATAGAGAATGAGACCGGGTGACTATCTCAAAGCCATAAATTACAGTAAAGAAGATTTGTTTGTTGAACCCCAAGCAGACAAAGATTACTATCCATTTATCATTAATCGTTGTCTTTCATATTTCATAGACACAGTTCTATACGCAAATGAAATGAATCGTTTCCC